GTTCTATATATTGGTTTGTATAATTTCCCCCATAATAGTCTAACATTTTTCTAACCCAATCTCGTCTTCCTTTTTGTATTCTTAGCTTATGATCTGCTATAGACTCTTTAATTAACTTTTCTACTGTTGTTTGTTGTGTAAATGTACTATTTATCATCTTGTCCTCACTTTAAATTCTCTGTTTTTAATTGGGAATTGGTTTATAAAGAAATATCTTATCATATCGCATCCATGATCATGATAACCATCCTTTAGTGGCTCAGGTTTTAAATCTTGTCCTTCTTTTGCTTCGGGATAGCGATAATTCTCTAAATCTTCCATTATCCCTGTACAATTCTTGTTTACATGTAAAAATCTTTGATTATTTGCATTTTCTATAAATCCTCTAACATGAGAAATACCTGAAGCAATGCTCCTTGATACTCTATCCCTTTTAGTGTGAATAGTTATTCCATTTTTTTTAAAAATTTCTATATCTCCCATTCCTGATTGTCCTTGAGCTTGTTTACCTGCAGGATCGCCATAATATTTAATGACTCTATACCTTTTTGCCTTAATTTTTAAAGCTAGCTCATCTGTTTTTACATCTCTTTTATGTATTATCTCGTCTATTATATTTATATGCCATAAACCTCCAACTCTATAAACTTGAAACCAAGCTGCTGCAGGCATACGATAACCAAAGTCTATGGAGCAAAAAGTAGGAAGCTCAGGTGTGTAAGCAAAATCCCCTACATCTAACTCCCTGTCAAATGGGTACACTCTACCTGAAAAAGAAGTAAATTTAGCTCCATATTCCTGCTCAAACACTTCTTTTGCCATATTCCTCTTTCTTTCAAGGATAAATTGGTCTTGTTTCCTATCAGGAAAGGCAAAGTGGTTATCCCATGAAGGGGCTTGATGAGATTCCCACAATTCATCTTCTTTTCCTAAAAGATACAAATCATATATCCAGTTAAAACCTTCAGGAGTAGTGATAAATATAGCCTTTCCTTTTCTATCTGATAAGGTAGGAGAAAGATACATATCCCATATTCTCCTCTTTACTTTAGCAGCCTCGTCTATTATAAGCAAGTCCAAACCTTCTCCAACAAGGGAATCAGGGTTGTCTGCTGACTTAGCTTCTACTGTAGTGCCCCATTTAAACTTTATAAATCTTTCTTTTTCAGAAGCTCTTATAATATCATTTGCATGACCAATAACCATCAACTGCCATATTTCTCTAAACATTAGATCTGCCTTATCATATGACAATCCTACTAACCATATTCTTTTATTAGGCTGAGAAGCATAATAAGTAGCTTCCATAGCTGATGCTGTAGTTTTTCCAAACCTTCTTCCACATACCATAACAAAGAACCTTGCAGTATCCTTGGTGGGATAATGCAACTTGGTTTGCCCATAGTGAGGCTTGTAGCCCATATATTCAAACCACTTTTCTTTGTAATCTAATTGTGAGTTATTCAAAAATTTGCAAAATTTCTAACTTTAATTTAAGTTATATGTATAAATTATGCAAAAATTTGTATAATTGAACTTTTATTAACAAAAAGGAGGACAGTATGTCCGAAGAGAAAACACAAGCAACGACAGAAACAGTAAGTGAAAGTCCTGCTACAGAAACTGCTCAACCTAGCTCAAATGATCAGTATATTGCAGAAAGCAAAAAGTATAGAAAAAGAGCTCAGGATGCTGAAATTCGTTTAGCTAAATTAGAAAAAAGTCTTGCTAAAGCAGAAGAAAGTAAACTTAAAGAAAAAGAAGAATTTAAAACCTTATATGAACAGGCTTCTTCTAAAGTTGAAAATTTAACTGCTAATGCTGACAAATGGTCTAAATATGAGGAGACAAGGCGAACATCTTTATTAGAGAACCATCCTGAAGACGACAGAGAGTCTTTATCTAAATTAGATTTAGATACTCTTGAGTATGTAACTAGCAAAATTAATAACATCAAACCAAATGCTCCTGAAGTTGTTGGTAATCCGAGAGGCAATGTTCCTAGTAAACCTGTAGATTGGAATGATAAAGAAAATCTAAAGGAAAATTGGGCAGACATTGTCAATCAATATAAAAAATAACCTCAGAAGCAAAATTCTTAAAAGGAGAATATAAACAATGGCAACAACAATCGGATCAGCCAATCCTGTAGCTTCTCAAGCCTCAGATACTGAATTAGCAGTATTTATACCTGAGATTTGGTCGCAAGCAGTAAGAGCTTCATTCAAAAAAAACTTAGTAATGACAAATGTGGGAACTGATTACTCAAGTTTAGTAACAGGTGGTGGTGATACAGTAAATATTCCATCAGTAGCAGATGTAGCAAATGCAGCTACAAAAGCACCTCATGTTCCTGTTAATTACACTAATGCAACTGAGGATTCTCTTGCATTAGCATTAACTTCACATAAATATGCTTCAGCAATGGTTGAAGATATGGGTGTGGTTCAAGCAAGTAGCGATTTATTATCAATGTACTCAGATTCTATTGGTTATAAATTAGCTTTAGGCTTTGAAACAGAAGTAGAAGCAGCTTTAGCTTTAACAACTGAGTGCATTAATATTGCAGGTAACACAGTTGCAAAAACTATAGATGCTTTAACTTTGGCACATATATCTAAAGTTGTAATGGAAAATGATTGCCCTCTTAGCGAGTGCACAATGATTCTAAATCCAACTTTATATGCTTCACTATTCAGAATAGATGATTTTATTCACATTTCTAAAACTAACACAGCTAATGTTCAAAATGGCTTAGTTGGTCAAGTTATGGGTATGGATGTTGTCTTATCTAATAACATCACATCAACAAATCATAATGATGCTGTTGATTCAGGTGATGGTGCATTAACTGATGGCAATGTTTTAGGTGGATTCGTAATTCATAATTCAGCTTTAGCTTATGGATTTAGTAAAGCACCTTCAGTAGCTTCAGAATATGACATTGATTATATCGCACATAAATTAGTAGGCGATTATATCGGTGGTGCTAAATTAGTTCAAGATGCTTCTCAAACTAAATGTTGGGGTATCGTTGAAGAAGGCACAACTGCTTGGTAGTAAGTTAGTAACTTATGTTAACATTATAGGGGGAGCTTTTGCTCCCCTTATAACAACTTGGAGAATTTATGAAAGATATAAAAGTAAAATTTAAAGGTGTTTTTGCACCTTCAGGAAAAAGAACAGATGTTGACTACATGGTAGGTAAAGCAAGATTAGATCAATGGAAAAAAAATAGCAAATTTGACATGGAAATAGAAATGCCTAAAGAAGTAAAGCCTAAAAAGGAAAAGGCTAAAAAGGAGAAGAAATAATGAGCGAGATAAAAAGAAATCTCAGGAGAGTTGTAAAAATTCAACCAACAATGACTGCAGACGATAATGCTGATAACGATGTAGCTTTTGATTGGACAGCAGTTACAGGTGCTTCATCTGAAAAAGGTGTAGCAACAATGCTTCAAAGTGTAGCTATGTTAGATGCAGATGATTCTGCAGCTCCTATAGAGCTTGTTTTCTGTATAGGCTCAGATGCAGATGGTACTGCTCCAACAGCAGCACAAGGGTTAGTAGGTGGTGCAACTGCAGGTAGTGCAGCAGTAGATATAACAGGTGCAGAGGCACAAGCAGTACAAGTATGTGGAAATGTCCAGATGACTTTAGCAGAAGGAGATTTATTAACTGCCTATGCAATTACTAAAACAAATATAGGTCTTTTATTGCAACCTGCAGCAAATTCTAATACAATATATGTTGGTGGAATATGGAGAGGTGATCCTGCTTCAACAGGTGCTACAGGAACTATGGATATATATTTAGGATTTGAAGATTAATATAAAATGAGTCTTATAGACGAAATTAAAAAACATGAAGGTTATAGGGATTCTGTATATCAATGCACAGAAGGATATGATACTATAGGATATGGATTTGCTATTAAAGATCTAAAATTAAGCGAAGAAATATGCAATATAATCCTAACAGAGAAGATAGCTAAACTTCAGTTTGATATAAGTAATAAATTTGAGTGGTTTGAGGATAGTCCTAATTTAGTTAAAGATGTTGTTACTAATATGTGCTATCAACTTGGCTTGTCAGGTTTTTCTAAATTCAAACAAACTATATATTACTTGGAAACAGAGCAATATGAAGAAGCATCAATAGAGTGTTTGGACTCTCTTTGGGCTAAACAAACTCCAAATCGTGCAAAAGAATTAAGTGAGCAATTAGCTTCTTTGGCTAATTAGGAATTTTCAACTTTTTATACTAAATTACCTCAATAAAATTTAAGGAAATCTATGCCTAAAAGTGAATATGCTGTATCTAAACGGGTTATAGTTACACCTGATAAACATTTTCCATTACATGACAAGAAAGCGATTAATGTTGTTTGTAAAGCTATAGAACTTGTTAAGCCTGATGCTTATATTGATTTAGGAGATACAGGTGAATGGGCTTTATTTAGTAGACATCATTGGAAGAATAAAGAAAAGCCCCCATTAGAAGTTTTAATCCCTATGCTAAACAAAGAGGTTAAGGCTGTTAATAAAGGCATGGATATTATAGATAAAGCATTAGATAATGCAAATTGCAACGAAAGATATTTTATACAAGGCAATCATGAACTATGGTTAGATGAGTTTGTCAGTAGGCATCCTTATTTAGAAGAGTATATGACAGAAAATGCTTTAAATCTTAAAGAAAGAGGTTATGAGTATTGGGAATATATATCTGACGATAAATTAAAGATAGGGAAGTTAAATTTTACTCATGGTGATTATGTTCCTATTCATCATGCTAAAAAACATCTTGCTGCATATAAAGAAAATATAATGTATGGGCACACTCACGACTTACAAAGATTTACAGAAACAGGATTAGGTGGTACTCAAAGTGCTTGGAGCATGGGATGTTTAAAGAACATGAAATCATCTAAGAATAAATGGCTTAGAGGCAATCTTCATAATTGGAATCATGCTTTTGCTATTGTTGATTTTTTTAAGAATGGAGATTTTAAAGTAGAAGTTGTAGAAATAATAAACGGAAGAACTACCGTTTGGGGAAACTA